TTGGGTCTCTGATTACCAGAAGCACCACCAGTGAAAATCACATAATGTGTGGCGTTGGTGGAGTTATCTGCTGCCACATTGAAGTTAGTGGCATTAGTTGCAGTACCACTCAATGAAGCTGTAATAGTTCCAGCTGAGAAATTACCAGAACCATCTCTTGCGACAACCTTACTTGCTGTGTTTGTTGATGTAGCATCCACTGCCCAAGTGGTTGCTGATGAGTTGTTGTAATTTGATCCAGTAAGATAAGAACCTCTAGTAAGAGTGTTTGTGAGAGATCCAATGTATGTTGTGGCAGTTACATTTCCAGTGAAATTGACATTGCCATCACTCCCAATCGTCATCCGCGTAGTCGGGCTGCTCGCTCCGTCGGCGGTGGTAGAGAACACTAAACGGCCCGGGATATCAGTATCTGAGCTGCTTGCGCCGTCGCTAATCCCTGCAATAGAAGCGTAGTGATAGTTGCTTCCTGTATTGCTTGTGCTTGTAAAACGTATGTAGCCAATCGGAGTATCAGCCCCTGCTGGACGGGTGGATCCCAGTCCAATATCTAGGACGCCCGCACCAGTAGCAGATCCAGTATTACCACGAACAGTTAGCAGTGCATTGCCAGACTCAGAAGTCGTCCCCACCAACAGCCTGCCAGATGCATCAAATCTCCCAACTTCATTAGAAGCTGCATCTGCACGATAGAAAATGTGGGATGCAGCGCGGTAATGGATGGTATTCCAAGCACTCCCTGGGGTTAGGGCGGACAGCGATACCGAGTCGTCGCTGTCGTTAATCGAAATACCAAAGCCAGAAGAAGTGGTTGTGTCTCCAGTAGTTACTACAAGTTGACCATCGTCCCATGTAACTGGCGCTCCGTTGGAAGAGCTTGTTTTTACAGTTAACTTTCCGCCAACCGTCGCAGTGCCAATGCCGAATTTCCCGTCCCGAAGGATACTTACAACCTCTCCGAATCCGCTAGTGTTATTGAACAAATAAAAGTGGTTATCTGTATCATTGACCCTAATAGCCCAATCATCGGAAGTCCCCCCACTGGTCCGTAAACCGATGCCAGGGTTGGATGATCCGTAAACGGAAAGAGGCCAGCCTGGGTTACTAGTTCCCAGACCCAGTTTCCCGTCCGATGTGATGCGGGCGCGTTCGGTGCCTGAATTCTGAAAAACATGGCCGCCATTATCCTGTGAGTTATAGATATTATTGCCCGTAGTATTTGCGTCATGCGTAATAGTGCCGTAGTACGAAGCGTTTGTACTATTGCTAAAACGGATTTCGTTTCCGATGACATGCAGCGCAGAACTAACCGTCGCCGTGCCGACGCCAAATCTGTTATTAGCAAAGTCATAAACCAAATTGGGATCAGTGGATGAAGATGTCATTGTCCCTGTTGTCAGGGAAGTCATCACCACTCTCTCCACACCTGATCCAGTGCCCAATGTGGAACCAGTGTTAGTCAGGTTAGCGCCATCTCCAACAAAGGATGTGGCAGTTACAACACCAGTGAAGTTTGCATGAGTTCCATCATAACTGACAGCAGTGATAACACCAGGGTTGGATGCAACTAAACCCTGAGCACTGATATATTCACCAGAGAAGTTACCAGAAGTGTCAATGCCAGTCAGGTTAGCACCATTACCATAAAGTGTGGAGGCATAAACATCAGTGACCTGAATGGATGATGTACCAGTAATAATTCCAATGGTTGAGACACCAGCGTTATTCAGAGTTCCAAGATAAGAACCATTGAACTTGGATGCGTTCAGAGTGTCTGTGGATGCAACATAAGTGAGTTCTCCATCACTGGCTGCTGTGGTCATCACACCAGAGACCAGTGAAGAAAGAATAACTCTTTGTGTTCCTGATGCAGCACTCAACACAGCACCAGTATTATCTAATGTGCTCCCATCACCATAATAATTTGTGGCTGTGATAACACCAGTTGCATTGACATTCACTGCATTCAATGTGTCAATGGTGCCATCAGTTGCAGTCAATGTGTCAATGGTGCCATCAGTTGCAGTCAGTGTTGCAATGGTGCCAACACCAGTTGTATTGACATTCACTGCAGTCAGTGTGTCAATGGTACCATCAGTTGCATTTAGTGTTGCAATGGTGCCAACACCAGTTACATTCATTGTTGCAATGGTGCCATCAGTTGCATTTAGTGTTGCAATGGTGCCATCAGTTGCATTTAGTGTTGCAATGGTGCCATCAGTTACATTCAGTGTTGCAATGGTGCCAACACCAGTTGTATTGACATTCACTGCAGTCAATGTGTCAATGGTGCCATCAGTTGCATTTAGTGTTGCAATGGTGCCATCAGTTGCAGTCAATGTGTCAATGGTGCCATCAGTTGCGTTCAGTGTTGCAATGGTGCCAACACCAGTTACATTCATTGTTGCAATGGTGCCAACACCAGCAACATCTAAATCACCAGCAACATCTAAATCATCAGCAATCTCAACTTGTCCTCTAATCTCAACTTGTCCTCTAATGTCAACTGCTGCTGTGCTTGATGGTGTGTCTGTGTTGATGCCAATAACCCCAGTGGAGGGATTGACATTCAGTGCAGATCCATTTATTCCAACATCAAAGACACCTTCAACAGTTCCAATTCCAGTGAATTTGACATCAGTTGCATAAAGATCACCAGATACAACTAATTTTGCATCAGGAAGTGTGGATCCAATACCAACCTTGTTAATGTCTGTTGGTGCAATAATCAGGTCTGTTCCAACTTCCAGTCCTTGCTTGACTACAAAGTTCTTATTAACAGCCATTGGTTCTCCTGGGCTTCACTATCCGCCCAATTAGTGGTTATTACTATTTAGAAGTCTGGAACACCTGGGGGAAGCAACCAAAGGTTTATAGTGGGAATTCCATACACAGTTGGAGAGTAAAATGAATTAGACGAATGGCCATAAAAACCATATCCACCATATGCTGGATCCCAATGAATCATTGAGTAGTCTACACCAGTTTGGCCGTTCCCACTTGTTTCATCCCAAGATAAATCATATTCCCTTGTTCCTGCTCCTGTTGTTGGAGTGTTATCCCAACCAATCAAACTGGTTCTTAGTGTCATCCGATTGGCATTAATCATTCTCCTCATATTATTTGATGTAGGAGAGGTGAGGCGTCTTGTTTCTTGATCTCTTGTTCCTGTAATTCTCCAACCAGGTTCTGCTTTTGCTCTCTCAATAAACAACTGCCATCTGGCATCATCAATCGCTAGATCTGTTCCAGGAAGAACAATTCCAGTTGTGAGAGGAATGGTTGTTGGTTTCCTATTGGGAGTTGTTACTGACATAATCAGAATTCTTCCCTTATCATCAATATACAACTCACCAAAATCATCAGGATTTCCAATAGCTCTGAGAATTACTTTCGCTGGTCCTGTACTACCACCAAGAGTTGAAGAGATAATATCAATGGATCCATCAGTATATCCACTTCCTCCTCCACCGCCAGTTCCTTGTTCTCCACCATTACCACCAGTTGCGCCGCAACCACCATTACCACCATTGGAATTACCAAGGCCAGAGGTTTCAATAATAGAATAACCTGCCTTATAACCTCTCTCAATCTTACCTGTGTTGGTAACAACAGTTCCATCTTTCAGGAAGAACTGTGTGGTTCCAACATCTTGGCAAGGCGCAAAACCCAGATCTCTATAGTAAATCCCCTTAGAACAGGTGATAGATCTTCCACCATTTGTACCAGTGGCAATACTATCACCAGAAACAGGTGTTGCTCCTGAGAATTCAGAACCAAAAGTTCCATTTTCAGTTAAATTGCCATCAGTGGCAGATAAACCACCAGAACCAAAACCTCTTCCAGAAGAAGATCCACCACTCATTCTAACTCCACCACCTTCGCCACCGGCATAAGTGGATCCGGCATCACCACCAGCACCCACACAAGCAATCAAACTTGCCTTTCTGTAGATGAATGGAGTATTAACAATAGAATTCAAACCAGAAATCACATACTCCACATTCTGTTCCATTGTGAGCCTAATTCTAGAATAACCACCTTCTCCACCAGAAACAGATCCATTATCTGAACCCTTTCCACCATAAAGATCCATTTCCACTACAATATCTTTATCTGGGCAGTAGAATGAAAAATAATTTGTTCCAGAAACTTGCCCAAAAGTATGAGGCCCATTGAATAGGTTAATATCTGATGTGGTTGCAGTTCCAGTGTTATTGATCTGTTCAATAATGATGGGGAATGAATCATCCTCATTAATGCAGGTAAAAGTAACCTCTTCACTTTTTAATGGAGAGTTAGTTGAAACACTGTTAATTGCAGAAACAGAAACAGTTGAGATCCCAATAACAGGAGATGTGTATGAAAGCCTGGGTGTTGTTGATCCACTGATTGTTGCTTGAACTGTTGTAGGTTCCACTGGTTGAATGTATCGCACAATCACAATACCAGATCCACCAGCATTTCCTTGATAATCCTGTGAGTTTCCCCCACCTCCACCACCAGTGTTGGGTGTTCCTGGTTTTGCTGTTCCAGTAATCTCAGTGGCACCATCGCCACCACCACCTACACCACCTTTTCCTTGTTTTGTTCCATAATCATTTCTCCAGAGGCCGCCACCTCCACCACCAGCAAACCATCTTCCTTTAGTTGGGCCATCTGTTCCATAATCATCTGGAATTCCAGTATCTCCATTGAACGCTGCGCGCCCTTTACCACCATCACCACCACCATCTCCAGTTTCATCTTCTCCAACTTCTCCGGCACCACCGCCACCACCACCTCTACCACCACCGGCGCTTCCTTTGCCGCCATCATTACCCTGAGATGGGGATACTAAAGGAGTGTTACCAGATCCTCCATCAAGCTCAGATCCACCACCACCGGATCCACCTGAACGCCCATAACCATCTCCACCACCTTTGTAAGATCCTCCAGAACCACCCCTGCCACCACCAGCAGATTCAAACCCAAAAATACTGGATGGTTGGCCATTGGTGTTGAGGGCTCCTCCAGATCCAACAATAACTGGATATGATTCATCACTTACTAAAATGTTATAAAACTCTCTGTATCCACCAGCACCTCCACCACCTCCGGAGTATTCAAGGGATAATTGGCCGCCGCCTCCGCCACCACCAACAATAATAACATCCACATAACCCGGATAGTTGAAAGTGATGGTATCATTTTTTGTGAAGAAGTGATACACATATCCATTCTCTGATGTAATCTTGGTTCCTCCAGTTGCATCCATAAAGGAGGCAGAATTTCCAATCTTTGGTGTTGGGGCAACGAGTTCGTAATAAACTTTGATATAACCCCTTGATGTGTTCTTGTTATCACTAATAACAGTTGCAACAGAGGAATCGTATTTACTTTCCCCTGCATTTCCTCCTGAGGATTCATTTTCTAAAGATCCACCTGCACCACCAGATCCTCCAGTGGCACCACCGCCTCCTCCTCCACCGCCAAAGGTTGAAGAATCGCCTGATGATCCATCGGAAACATCAAAAGATCCAGTGGTTGCTGTTGCTGTTGAGGCATCCTCTCCCCTATTGCCAGGCACATCTTTGGAGCCACTTCCTCCGCCTCCACCACCACCGATAACGATGGTATATCTTCCCAACTCATTATCATAAATTCCACTAGCACCACCACCAGAACCACCATCTACCTGAGATCCACTACCACCAACACCTCCTTTTGATATGGCACTTCTTCCACCATTAAATGAATCATTATCATTACCTTTGGATCCAACTTTCAGATCTAAGGTGCGGTTATCTCCTGTGTAGTTAAACTTTACAACTCTTCCATCACCACCTGGAAATCCCGTTCCTTCCGAGTTTCCACCTTTTCCACCAGGCCCTGATGCAATTGTGATGATTATATTGGATGCGTTTTCTGGAATTTCAATGGAAGAATCAGTAGAAAATGTTTTCTCAACCACATTTGATGGAATTACAATCTCTTTGGTTCCATCAACAGCAACTTCTCCATCAATAACCCATTCATAACTAATAACCTCATCAAATGAGTTATCAGAGAGGATTGCATCCACTGTGAAGATTGCTTCTTTATCTGGAATTGTTGTTTCATCAGTTGGTTGTTGAGTGATTGTGAGATAAGGGAGAACAGTAACTGTTGAAATTTCGGAATTCAGAGGTTCATTGGTTGCATTTCCTGTATCAGATGATGAGGCATAATCTGCTTCCAGATAAAACTGCCTTCCTGTATCAGTTGGAGATTGAAGGCCAGAGAGTGTTAGAGTTGTAGTTCCAGATCCTGTGATTTCCGTTCCATCAGTGAGCTTTCCAACACCAACTTCATACCACTGATAAACCAGAGAACCAGAATTATCTGCATCAGCATTTTCCTCAAAGGTTGCTGTTGCAATTCCAATGAGAGAAATTGAAGTTGTTGATGTTCTCGCATCCGCTTCAGGTTGAGTTGGGAAGGAGAGATTAGGACCATTGAGGTCCAGACCAGTTGGTTGTTGTCTAAAGTTGTGAGCACCAAACATCTCTTATTTCCTCCCCATCAAGTGAAGTTTTGACCATTTACAACACCATAAAGTGTTGCTCCACCATCAAATGTCATAAAGGAATAAATGTCAGTTCTACCTGATGTTGATGTCATTGTCGGAACAACTCCTCCAGGCCAATAAACTGGAATAGATGATCCCCCACTGTCTCTGATGTCGTCAATGTCAACAGTTCTTCCACCAGTTGCGTCTTGTGTGAGACGAATGGTGAGGTTTAATGTGCCATCAGTGGGAACATTCAGAAGAGTAAATCTTGTGATGTCTTGAGTTAGAGTAATCAGGAAAGTTTGTGATTGTGAAAGGTCAAGAGTCACAACACCACTGTCCATCACAAGAGTTTTGGCAACTTCATAATAACTCTTCATTCTCAGGGAACCTTCCACATCCAGATCCGCTCTGGGAGCAAGAGTTCCAATGCCAACTCCACTGGTTACGCTCAGAACACTGGATGTGATGCCAGCGTTTAGATTAGTGGTAATGATGTCTTTAGCATCAACGCGTCCGTCTGTTGTGTCTGTGAGTGAGAAGTCACTTGCAACCAAACCACCATCAATGTTAATAGTTCCATTGAAGTCCGCTGTTCCATCGAACCTAGATGCACCTTGAACTAACAGATCATTACCAGTGGTGTCGGCATCCACACCAACTGTTAGTTTGTAACCCGTTACGAGACTGGATCCAATGGACACATTCTCATTTTCATAAGGATAAATGACAGTTTCACTAGAAGTCTTAGTCCAAAGACTGTCATTGGGAACATTGATAAGTCCAGAACCATCACCAATGAATGATCCAACAATGTTTCCACCTTCAACTCTCAGTTTGGCACCATTGGCAGTTCCACCAATGCCCATATTCCCTTCTTCGTCAATCTGAACCAGTGATGATCCAGAACCAACTTGGAAGATGCCATTGGAACCATTGTAGAGGAGACTTCCAGTTGAGAGTCCCAATTTGTCTGCGAAGTAGATTTCAGAATCCTGATCCTCACTCACAGGTCCAAAACCATACCATCCATTATTCACAGTATATGTCCAACCAATGATCCCTGCTTCTTCTGGGTTCGCGTTGAACACCACATCACCGGGGTTACCTGCAGATGTGGGTTTTGTAAGTCCTACAGTGTATTTTCTGGAAACAGTTGTGTCACCCTGAAGGAATAATTCATTAGCCTCAATTCCTTCATCAGAAGTTGAAGTAATCTTCTGAGAGAACACAACAGGTCCATTGAATTCAGAGATGATGTTACCATCTGTTCCACCTTCAACCTTCACACTGTTGGTGAAAGTTCCTTCCAGGGGATTGATGATTTCAACTCCAATTTCTCTTGCAGAAGTGAAGATGTCCTCACCAGTGACAGTTGGAATGGGAGTGTCAAACACTTCTTCCTTACCAGTCAGAGAAGAAAACTTCTTATTGCCAACGTAGAAGTCACCACGGTCATTCATTCCATTATAGACGTTGATGCCACAGTTGGAACGGAATGACTGAGACAGCAGTTGCTCATCTGTAGAAGGTTGAGCATCCTGTCTATCAGGAAGTGCTGTGGAATAGTTACCAGGTCCATAACCCACATACTCAAAGGTGTGGCTGGATGCACGAATGGATGATGGTTTTCTAAACTCAGTGGGAGAGATAACAATCTTTCTCAACACACTTCCCTCAATGTGTGTCACTGATTGTGTTCCCAAAAGACCTCTAAACACCTTCACTGGGTTACCAGTTACAGATGTCTTAATTCTCATAATCTCATCATCAATTCTCACATAATCCCCAATCTGAAGATTTAGATTACCAATGTTCAGAACCTCAATCTCATCAGTGGTGGATGTTGCCACTTGAGCAGAAAGTGTTGTGGTGATTCCAGCATAAGAGTTAAGGAAACGACCACCATATTTCTCATCATAAAGTGTGGAACCACCATCCTGTGCAGAAATACCCGGCCGATAAACCACAATGTCACCAGTGGTTACCGGACTTAATGTGGTTACGCCTACTCTCAACACAAAGGTGGAGAGACCCACATTCTCATTGACAATGAAACCTTTATTGAAGAAATTATCATCTGCGCCACCCAAGAAGACTTTGTTATTCACCACCAGACCATGTGCCTGAGAGGTGGTAACAGTTGCAAGACCCACAGTGGAATCATAAACAAAAGAACTCACATCCAATCCCTGACCGGTAAAGATTGCTGTTGATTGTGAGGTTACGGTGGAACCTACACCCACCACAGAGACCCCATTCACTGGAAGACGAGAAGAAACCTCAATTTCCTGAGTGGTTGTAATTCCGGTAATTCTGTAAAGTTCGTTGTACTCTTGATAAGAGTTAGAAGAAACTCCCACCAGACGAACAACGTCACCAATGTTATCATTGATGGCATCAACAGTTACTGTTCCCTGAACAAAACCAGTGGTGGTTGCAGTTCCTGTGACATTCAGAGTATCACCAACTGCATAGTTACAACCACCATACATCACTTTAACATCAGTGAGTTGCCCAGAAGCATTCACTGAAACAACAGCGGTGGCATTTACACCAGTTCCAGAGTTGGTAAGAGTTGCATCATAAAGATACTCAGTTCCACCAGTTCCATTACCATAACCAGCACCACTGCTTGCCACACTCACACTGGCAACTGCTTTCAATCCATGATCATGTTGTGTGAAGATGGTGTGAGATGTGCCAGTTGGATTGGATACAATATCAGTAATTGCAATTCCAGCAGAAATCTCTTTGAATGAGAGTTCAATGGTTCTCTTTGTGATGCTATTCTTGACTTCATCGACAACCACTTCTCCCAAAGGTTGAGGAAGTGAATAAGAGATAGCACCAGCTGGGTCAGAAACAGGATTGTCTCTATCTAACTGAGGATAAAGGTTCTGAATAGGTTGAGAGAAACTGAATGAGGTGTTATCATTGAAAGGAGAAACCTGAGGAATGCTGTCAGAGTTCACAACTGTCAGATAATAGATACCATCTTGTTCTCCAGAAACATATTGAGAAACCTCCTCCACATTATAAATGAAGATATTTCTACCACCCTCCACTCTCTTATAAGTGGGAAGAGAAGTGGTTCTGTTGGAAACATTATTGGTGAAATCACCAGAGTCATAAGAAGTTCCATTCACTTGGAATGCGTTCGCACTGGTGATACCAGAAACTGTGAATGTTCCATTGAATGCTGAACCAGCAGCACCTGTTGTGTTGTTGGTGGAGATAACATTCTCCACAAGAACTTTGGCACCAACTGAAAGTCCGTGAGGGGTTTCTGTGGTGTATTGTGCAACACCATTATCCCAGTCAGCGTGACGAATGAAACTGAAGTTTCTCATTTCATTTTCATTGGACATCGTCACTGAACCAGGGTTAAACTGAAGTGCAACCTCAGTGTCGTTATCACCAGTGACAGTGTTGGATTCCTCAATGACGAATGACTGTCTTGGAGGTCTTGCGGAAGTGATTCCAGAACCAGATGGGATCACATATCTCATCTTATAGATTCTGTCTTCCAGAGTTCTGTTATCTCTGCTTCTGGTGATAAAGGTTCTGGCAGTTGCGTCTCCCAGTGTTTCACTTCCAAGATCAACCAAGGTGGGATATAGTGAGTTATCGGTTGCCGCAGTTCCTACATTCAGATACCACTGATTCACAGTGGAATCAAACTGAATGGGGTGTCCAGTGTTTCCTGCAATCTTATCAGAAACACGACTTTCCACAGTCAGATTTCCACCCAAGTTATTGATGTCAATGGGAGTGGAGTTTGCTGCATCGTTTGGTGTGGATGCAAATTGAAGTTGATCATCGTTTAGACCATTTACAATAGCAAAGTAAATCTGATTAGAGTTCAGTCCATCAGGAAGACGACCATTATCACTCACCATTCTGATGGTTTCACCGTTCAGGAAATCATGATCTTCGGTGAAAGTGATTGTGTTGGATGCAATACTGTTTCCTGTAGAGACATTTCTTCCCACACTAGAAACCTTCACAGAAGAAATCTGTTTAGCTTCAGTGTGAGTGTCTGGCATCACGATTCGAGCATAGTAGTTCGTAGGAACTCCACCAATCGTAATGTTGACATTGATTCTGTCATTCTCTTTTGCACCGAGCCTAAAACCCTGAACAGATGCTCTCGGCGGAGAACCTAAGTTTGTTCTTTGATAGAGATACAATCTGTGAGTGTTTGCCACACCCACTGTCTGAACCACATCAATTGCATCATATTCTAAATTGACTTCATCAGATTCAATTTCTTTCGGTGGAATTACATCGGTGATATATCCAACATCGTCCTTTTGGAACGCAACATTCTTGAATCCACTGGAAGACAATGATGTCTGACCATAATTCGAATTGGAGTTAGTGGACTGCACTTCTCCACCACTTTCTGCCACAAACTGATGAGAATAACCAGTTCCGTTACAAGAAATAACTTTAATGGATGCGTTATTCGTTGCCTTTGCTTGGAAATTATAATATGCTGGTTTGTACTTAGCGTTGGGGTCGCTGTGAATATTATCAACACTGCTGCTGTCATCAAACGCACCGGTGGTTTCATTGAACTTCACAAATGCGTTGTTGTCCTTCTGAAGACCAACAGCAATGAACTGAATCATTGAGAATTCCTTGTGTCCGGTGACTTTACTTCCATCGGCTAGCACACCACACATTCCATAAACAGTGCTCAACGAAACGTTCTCCAAGAATGGCGAAGAACCAGTGATGGTATCAGCATCCAAAGTCACAGTTGCAGAGGTGACTGTTGGGAGAGTTTCTTCCGGAACTTCAGGAATGGAATAAGTAAAGGAAAGTGTTTGACCAGAGGCGTTCTGAGTTAAAACTTGAGAAACCTTGTAAGAACCGTTGAAATCACTGTCATCGATGCCACTGATTTCGAAGTCACTGTCGGCGTCCAAACCGGAGATTCCCTCATCCAATGTCACCGTGATGGTTGTGGTTGCAGTAACACCATCTCCAGAACGAACACTAGAAACACCAACTTCACCACTGATGGGACCGATAATCCGATACTCATCAACTTTAGGTTGAATATCAACATCCCCATCAGGATAATCAGGAGAAATACCACGACCAGAGAGAGGACCATAAGCAATTCCAACCTTCTCATAATACATATCCAGATCAGTTCTGGTTGTAAAATAAGTTTGGAATTCGTCGTCAATTCTGGTTTCATTTACACCATCTTCATACTCAAATGCCGCGAGTTTGTGGTGAGAGAAGTTGGGAGTATACTGAAAATCGGTGTAATTCTTATATGCCAAACCATAAGGACTTGCATCTAAGATGGAAAGGTTCTCAATGTAACAACCACCAGTCAGTCTGAAGATTGCACTTCTTTCGATGTCTGAGTTTTCTGGATCTGGAACATACATCGGACGAATCTTCGTCTTTTTGATGTCCTGACCAACGATTGATGTTCCTCTTGGAACAACCACACCACCATAAATGCTGTTTAGTTTGTAAAGTTCATTGTCAGATTCACTCAGACGAAACTCAGAATTGGTGCTGAACTGAGTAAAATCGGTTGAAGTTGCACCACTTCTGAGACGAAACTGACTTGCTCCAGTTGGAATCCATCCAGGTCTGTTATCGACATAATGAGTTCCAGGAGAAAGAAGAATCGTGGTTTGACCAAACCTGTCGTTATCAATTCCTGCTTGATATGAAAATCGTGCTGCCTCGATCAATGCCCTTTGAATTGTGACAAAAGGTCGCCCCATCGAATTACCTTGGTTGGCGATATCATCGGTGGCATCC